CGACCACCGAGATCTACACTCTTTCCCTACACGACGCTCTTCCGATCTCGAGCCTTCGCCCATCAGGTTGTCCTCCGGGGCCAGGCGGGTGATGAAGCCGGCGAACATCGCGGCGGTTTTCTTGCGCACCAGTTCGGCATCGTCGTACTGGTCGAGTTCGTTGAGTTTGACCAGGGCACGTGCCAGCCACGGCTCACCCCGGATCTGACCCGGACGCAGCGGACGGAACAGATGCAAGATTTCGCGGGCATCGATGCGCGCGGTTTCCATGCCCCCATTACCGGACATCGGTGCCAATGCGCCATCCTCGGGATGGGTCCGATAGAGGTGATAGGCCACCCGCCGTCCGAGGCGATCGAACTCGATGCCGGCCCGGATGACGTTCCCGTTCTCTGCCGTGGTATTGAGCGTCACGGGCAGATGCTCCGGTTCCAGCACCTGCAGTTGCAACGCCACGGCCAGACCATCCTCCTTGCGACGATACCGGAGGCGGATCAGGGCCTCCCCACCTTCGAGCATGGCGCGACAGGCCAATGCCTGCAGGCCGTAGAAGTCGGTCAGGCCGGCGGCATCGGCATCCAGCGTCCAATCGCGCCACAGGGCCTGGATCCGTTCGCGCACTGCCGGATCAGACACCAGGGACTGCGGCTTGATGCCGGTACCGATGGCATTGGCCACGTAGGATTCCAGGGCAGCGTTGGCCCAGGCATTGCGCCTGACCAGGTCGCGACTCTTGGTGCGCAGTTCCGTCTGGGTCGCCGTCATGGCCGCCACGGCCCCCGGGTTGCTCGGCAGCCAGGCAAACGAACGACGACCACTGCCGGCCGCCTCATGCAGCGGACTGCCACCGAACATGCGTCGCGAGATGCGTTTCAGCCAGCCCATTCAGAATCCCTTTGCCGTGGTGATGCGGATCTGGCGGGCGGCACGCGGGATCAGTCCGGTCGTCACAGCATCCTTGTGCAGGGCAACCTCGACCTCATGAATCGCCGCCTTGAGTTCATCTACCGTGCGGTACTCGACCGTCTTATCACCGAAGGTCACGCGCTTCTCACCCTTTGCCAGTGCGTCGCGCAGGGCCTGCAACTGGGCCTCTGTGTAGGTCGGCGTGCTCACCGGAAAACCACCAGACTGACCTCGGGGGAGTCGGCCAGTGAACCCGACGAGGAGGTGCAGACGATCTCCAGTCCTGCCTCCACCTTGTTGTCGGCGGTACCGCGTGCGGCAGCGAAGCGAACGGTGCCGCTGTTCGTGTTGCTGCGACCGGAGGCGACCCAGCAGTACGCCGTATCGGGCATCGCGGTTTCGAAGGTGATGCGGTACCGGCCGGTGGCCAACCGGGTCACCGACGCTACGTTGAAGGCGGCTCGTAGCTGCACCGCCCCATTCACGTAACCGAAGTTGACCCAGGCACGCGCGAGCCCCGGATGATCCGGACGAATCAGCCCCTTGATCTCGTTGCCGATGCGACTGGCCAGCGCCGCGAGTTGCGATGCGAGGCTCATGTCTTACACCAGGGCGGCTTCGAAGATCGCGACAAAGTCGGTCGCAACATCGCCAATATCGCTGGCAGCCACCGCTCCGATGTTGGCCCTGGCCTGTTGCTGCTCCGGAACGGTGAGTGTCTGCGCGGCATCGAAGCGGACGCGCTTGTCGATCGCGGCGGTCAGCGCGGCAATCCCGGACTGATCGTTCTGCAACGCCTGCTGGAGTTCCAGCAGCGTGTCGTAGGCCGGGTCGGCACCCCCAAGGATGTCTGCCTTGAGGGCATCCAGCAGCGTGACCACCTTGTTCGACGAATAGGTCGTCGTGGTCGAGACCTGCAGGTCATCGATGGTGACCGCCGTGACGATCGCCGTCTTGAGTTCGTTGATGGCAGCGACGAGACTCGACTTGTCGGTCGTTGTCAGTGCCGTCAGGGTGCCAGTGCGGCCTTTGACGGTATTGAATTCCTCGGCAACACGGAGGACGAAGCTGTTGAGTTGGGTTTGCAAGCTCATGAGTTACTCCAGTTAGGTCAGCCAGCGGCTGCGGATCAATTGACGTCCCGGTTTGCGGACGCCCGAAACAGCGAGGCCACCGCTATGGGTGGCCTCGTCAGTGGATTCGGTGAGCGTCTCCGGTGGAGACAGCCCCAGTTGTCGTTCAAGTTCCTGCCAGTGCCGATCCTCAAAGCGGTCGAGGCCAGAGGCCGTCGCCGCAGCCCGGGCATAGACGTAGCAGTCGAGCGCTTCATTGCGCTCTCGCATCTTCTGCCACTCGCGGATGGCGAAGCCGTTCCGGTCGCGCCGGGTCACCAATTGCTCGGCACACAACTGCTGCAGGTATTCAGCATCGACCTTAGGCAGATGCACAAAACCGGCCGGATAGGTCACGGTCACGCCGTCCTCGGCGACTTCCGGGGATTTCCGGAGGTTGTTGTAGAACTCCAGCTTGGCGATTCCGCCCGCCACCGAGAACACTTTGATTCCTCGGCGCAGCTTCTTGCCGCCGGTGGTGGCGTCCACTGCGGTGGGTGTGCCGACCAGGGCCGCGCCCCGCGCCACACCCTTGACCGCCATCAGCCTTGAATCACGCAGTCTGCGCACAAAGGCATAGGCTTCCTGGGTGGCAAAGCCAGTATCGAGTGCCAGACGAACCAGACTCATCTGGCAGCCGGTCTCGTGTGTCCAGGTTTCGCGCAGGATGCTGGCCAGCGACTGCCAGACCTCGTCACGGGCGGTGTCACCCATCAAGACGCGGTGTTCAACGAGCCAAGATTCCTTGCCACGCCCAAAGGCCCAGACCGAGACTTCGATACGATCTTTCTGTACGTCGGCTCCGGCGGTGAGTAGCAGGCCACTGGCAGGCACCGTGCCAATCCGATAGTCCTCGCGCCGTTCGAGCAATCGCTGCCAGTCGGGCGCTTCGCCTTCCTCGACCCAAGTCTCCCCGAGTTCGGTGTTCTTGAAGGTCTTGATCTCAGCCGACGATCCGGACTCCTTGCTGATGGAACGTTCCCAGGCAATCGCGATGTCCCTCCAACTGCGCCAGCCAATGGGGCTGTACAGACTGGACAGATGAAAGCCGGCCGTGCGGTTGTTTCCTTCTGCCATGGCCCGCCACTCACCGTGCTCCAGCATCCACGTCTTGTGATGCTCCGGAATCGGCACCTCGCAGGACTCGCAGACATAGGCAGCGGTCTCCGGGAAGGTGCCGTTCTCGCCACGTTCCCAACGCAGTTGCTCGAAGCGAAGCCATTGCCGGTGACCGCAGTGCGGGCACGGTACGAAATAGCGACGCTGATCGCTGGCCTCGTATTCACGTTCGATGGTGCTGACACCGGCAATGGTCGGCGTCGACACGATAAAAATCTTGCGCCGGGCAAAGGTGCGGGTGCGAGCTTCGGCCAGCGCCACGGCATTACCCTCACCATCGACGTCGAGGGGATACCCATCGACCTCGTCGAGAAACAGGTAGCGCACCGGCATCGAGCGCAGGCCGACAGCCGAATTCGCTCCGGTCATCACCAGCACACCTCCCCGGAATTCCTTGGCCAGGATGGTGTTGCCGGAATCGCGGCTTCGGGCCGGTGCGATCAGTTCTTTCAGGATCGGCGACTCTTCGATCAGCGGATCGATCCGCTGCTTGGAGTTACGCTTGGCCATCTCCACGGTCGGCCAGACCGCCATCATCGGACCGGGGGCGTGGTGAATCACGTAGCCGATCCAGTTCGATCCCATCTCGGTAGCGCCCAACTGGGCCGCCTTCATGAAGACTACCCGCTCGACCGGTGAGGTCGGCGACAGGCAGTCCATGATCTCCTTCAGATAAGGGGTACGGCTGGTACGCCAGCGACCCGGCTCCGACGAGGCCTTCGACGACAGCATGCGGTGCCGGTCGGACCACTCGGACACCGACAGCAGCGGATCCGGAACGAGCCCCTCCCGCCAGGCACGTTCGATGTCGAGAGCGCCTTCGTATTCTTCCAGTTCCATCAATCCACCCGGGCACGCAGTTCGCCGAGCTCGATCAGGTGATCGCGCACTGCAGATTCCAGGGCCACGTGCAGTTCGTGGGCATCGATCTCCAACTTGGCAGCCATCTGCGCCGAGATGCGTGCGGGCCAGTTGAGCCAGGCATCCCTCTCGGTACGGGCTAGCCGGAAGACATGGGCAATCGCTTGTGCCCGGTCGACCAGGTCGCCCTTGAGCTGGGCCAGGCGCACCTTGTTGGTCTGCGCCTTGACCACTTCGTTCACCGTCCTGGCCTGCAGTAGCGAGGTGCCTCCGGTCGAAAGGACTGGGGCTGCCGGTTCTGCCGCCTCAACGGTTCTGGCGCGAGGCGGTTCGGCAGCAGACGGTGCAACCTTGGTTGGTGCGGCTTTTCTGGCGGACACGGTGTTCTGTGCCCACTCCAGGTCAGCCCGGTTCGGTTCGATCGTGCCATCCGGCTCGGGCGTGATGCGCCCGCTATCGATCGCCTTCTTGACCGCCACGTGAGAGACGCCGCGATGCCGGGCGTAAGCGCGTATCGACAGACCCATGATTTACATCAAGCCCATCGCAGATGTTCTCCAACGTTGCGATTCAGAGCTTGGCTTTCCTCCAGAACAGCGCGTTCATGCAATCACCATCACCACACGCGAGGAGCAGAGCATGAACAGCAAACAGACCATCGAGGCCAAAGTCATCGACACCAACCATCGCCTGCGCGGCTGGATGAACGTCGATGTCGAGTTTCATCAGAACCTGCCGGTCGAGGTGATCCACGACGGCAAGACCTACAGCTACACCGGCAAGGACGGTGTCTGGATGTCCACCGGCCGCGAAACGCGCGAGATGGCCACCCCGGAAGACGCCCGCCTTTGGATCACCCTCGACGGACGGATCGTCCTCGAAGACTGAACACCACCACCACCCAGGAGATCACCATGAACAACCGCATGACACTGAGCAACACCCAGTACGACATCCTCGAACACGCCATCGACCAATACGGCGGCCAGATCGTCTGGTTCCCCGACAACGTTAAGGGCGGTGCCCGCCAGAAAGTGATCCAGGGGCTCTTCAACAAGGCCCTGATCACGCGCGACGGCCAGGACAACTGGTTCGTCGCCGCCG